AAGCCCGCAAAGCCACCCTGGTCAAAGACGCACGCGCCCTGACCGATATCGCTGCCGCCGAGCAGCGCGACATGAACGAAGAAGAGGTCAGTGCTTTTGAAGCCCTCAAAGCCAGGATCGAAGCCACCTCGGCCGCGATCGACCGTGAAGCGGCCTTGATTGCCGAGGAAGCGCAGATGGGCCACGCAGCCCAACTGCCCAATGGCTCGGTGATCACGGTAGTGAGCAACGCCGAATCGGATCCCAAGCATGGCTTCAAAAGCGTTGGCGAGTTCCTTAAAACTGTCCGTCATGCGCAAAACCCTGGTTCCTCGATCGATGACCGCCTGCTGATTGGCATGAATCGCAGTGCCGTGGCCCCTGCCTCGTTTGGCAGTGAAGGCGCGGCGCAAGATGGCGGTTTCCTCGTGCCCCCGCAATTCGCACAGGAAATTTTCCAGCTCTCGCTGGGCGAGGATTCCCTGCTGCCGATGACCGACAACGTCGAGATCACGGGCAACACCATGGCCTTCCCCAAGGACGAGACCACGCCCTGGGGTACCAACGGCATCCGAGCCTACTGGCAAGGCGAAGCCGCATCGGCCGTGGGTACCAAGCCTGTCCTGGGTCTGTCGACTCTGCGCCTCAAAAAGCTCATGGCCCTGGTGCCGGTGACCGATGAGCTGCTGGATGACACCAATGCGCTCTCCACCTACCTGCCCGACAAGATCGCCACATCCATTCGCTGGAAGACCAACGAGTCGATTCTGTTCGGCTCGGGCACGGGCCTGCCGGTGGGTTGCATGACCAACGCCACCACGGTGACAGTGGCCAAGGAATCGGGACAGACCACGCAGACCCTCTTGGCGCAGAACTTGGCCAAGATGATCTCGCGTCTGCCGCCGGGCTCGTTTGGCAAGGCCGTGTGGATTGTCAACAACGACGTGCTCCCCGCGCTTTTCACGCTGACGCTGGGCAACTACCCGATCTACCTGCCTACGGGCATGAACCCGGGTGGCATCCAGGTCTCGCCCTATGGCACGTTGCTGGGCCGTCCGGTCTTTGTCTCGCAACACGCCAACACCTTCTCTTCTGCAGGTGACGTGCTGCTGGCCGATCTGTCGTACTACCAGACCATCACCAAGGCCGGTGGCATGCAAACGGCCACCTCCATGCACCTGTACTTCGATGCGGACCTCACGGCTTTCCGCACCACGTTCCGCATGGACGGCCAATCCAAGATCGCTGCGCCGATCTCCCCCGCCAAGGGCAGCACGACCATGTCGCCCTTTGTCCAACTGGGCGCACGCTGATCGTCGCCAATCACTGAAGGAGAACTCTGATGTTTCCCAATGCAAAAGGCAGCGAACTGTTCTCGGTTCTGGCCACCATCGACCCCGCCAGCCAGGCTGTGGGCACTGTCACCACCGGATGGATTTCGGCGGGCAACCACCACAGTCTGCTGGCGCTTGTGCAAAGCGGCGTCCTGGGCACGGGCGCCACACTGGACGCCAAGCTGCAGCAGGCCACCGACGCTTCTGGCACGGGTGCCAAGGATGTGACGGGCAAAGCCATCACCCAGATCGTCAAGGCCACGGGTGACAACAAACAGGCCCTGATCAACCTGCGCCCGGACGATCTGGATGTCACCAACGGCTACGCCTACGTGCGCCTGTCGCTGACGGTGGCTGTTGCTGCCAGCCTCACGGCGGCGCAGTTGCTGGGCTTTAACCCCCGCTTTGCGCCGGGGGATGCCAGCAACCAGGCTGCGGTCGCGCAGGTGGTCTGAGCCTGAGGGTGGAGCAATCACATGCCCATGCAGTTGATCACTCCACCCGCAGGGGAGCCCATCTCGCTTGCCGAGGCCAAGCTCCACCTGCGGGTGGACTTCGATGACGACGACAGCCTGATACAGGTCCTGATCTCGGCGGCACGCCAGGCGGCCGAGACCTTGACCAACCGTCAGTTGATGGCGGCGCGCTGGCGGATGGTGCTCGACAGCTTTCCCGGACCCAGCCTGATGGGGGTGCCCGCAGGGCAGACCTTCACGCTGCCCGGGCATGCTGTTTTGCTGCCCAAGTCGCCCGTGGCGTCGGTGGTGGAAATCCGCTATCTCGACATGGCGGGTGTCTGGCAGGTCATGCCAGCAGCGAACTACACCGTCGACAACGCCTGCGAGCCCGCCCGCATCACCCCGGTGTTCGGACAGATCTGGCCAATTGCCTTGCCTCAGATCGGGGCTGTGAGCGTGGTTTTCGATGCCGGATACGGGAGCGCCGCAGCGGTGCCCGAGGGCATCAAAACCTGGATCAATCTGCGTGTGGGCTCGCTTTACGTTCACCGCGAGGAGGTGGCATCGATGACACGAGGGCGTATTGATCCGCTGCCCTTCATCGATGGCCTGCTCGATCCCTACAAGGTACCCCTGATATGAACCCCATCGGAGCCGGAACGCTGGGCCGACGCATCAAGATCCAGCGCCCCAGCACCGTGAAAGACAGCTTGGGTGCCCCCAGCCGAACATGGATTGATGTGGCCACAGTGTGGGCCGATATCCAGCCCCTGTCCGGCCGTGAAGCCGTGATTGCCAGTCGCATCTCGGCCGAACTCACGCACCAGATCACGGTGCGCTACCAGAGCATCTTTGACAACCCCCAGCAAGTCGCCCAGTACCGGGTGCTCTACAGGTCGCGGATCTTCAACATCCACTCGGCCCTGAACGAGGACGAGAAACGCGTCCTGGTCGTTCTGTTGGCCAGCGAAGGTCTGGACGATGGCTAAACATGAACGCTTCAAGGTCGAGGGCCTGGCTGAATTGGCCAAAGCCCTGCGCGAATTGCCAGACCGGGTGGCGAAGAACGGCCTGCGCGTTTCGGTTTATGCCGGAGCCAAAGTAATCCGCGATGAAGCCCGCATGAGAGCCCCGAAGGCGGCCGAGGTCCTGGGGCCCAACCAGCCACCACCCGGAACGCTCAAGCGCTCGGTGATCATGAAACAGATCCCTGAACTCTCCAGCCTCACGCGCCAGACCTTCTTCGTGACGGTGCGCCACGGCAAGAAGTTCCGCAAGCAAGGCAAGAAGGGCAACCTGTCTCAGGATGCCTGGTACTGGCGCTTCGTGGAGTTTGGCACTCGCAAGATGCGCGCGCGGCCATTCCTGCGGCCAGCCCTGGAAGCCAAGCGACGCGAAGCGGTGCAGGCCATGAAGGGCCGGCTGAGTGAACGCATTGAGCAGGAAGCCAAGAACCTCTACAGGAAATAGCCATGCAGGACTTCTTTGATGCCATCAAGGATTTGGCCGGTGGTGAGGTCTACGCGCTCGTCGCTGCAGAAAACACCCAGTACCCAGCCATCGTCTACACGCCCATCGTGCAGGAGCACATCTTCGGCATTGATGGGCCGCATGGCTTGCAGCGCGTGCGCGTGCAGGTCGACACCTATGCCAGAACGTACCAGGAGGCCTTGCACCTGCAAGACCAAGTCCTGACTGCGTTGCTGGCAGACAAGAGCACCGTCGCCGATGTGCGCATGGGGCTAAGTGAATTTGAAGATCAGGCCCGGCTGTACCGGGTGAGCGTGGACTACACCTACCACCGGCCGGTGGGTTCACCGTAAAACAAGGAGCATATGCATGAGCAGCACCGCAATTACCGCGCAAGGCATTGCCATTGCCCGGTTTGGCACCACCGCCTTTGAAACCATCCCGAACGTGGTCTCGTTTCAGGGGCCTGGCGGGCAGGCCGCCGTGATCGATGTCACCAATCTGGCCTCCACCGCCAAGGAAAAGCGAGTGGGCCTGCGTGACGAGGGTCAGTTGTCTCTGACCCTGCACTACAACCCCGACGATCTGGTGCACCAGGGCCTGAGAACCGACCGCGCCAACCGCGTGCGTCGCCAGTTCAAGATCACTTTCACCGACACCAACCCTGCCACCTGGACCTTCTACGGCTATGTCACGCATTTCAGCGTGCAAGGCGGTGTGGATGCGGTCGTGCAGGCCTCCGTGACCATCGAAATCGATGGTGACATCACCGAAGCTTAAAGAGAGACACCACATGTTGACCCGTGAAAAAATCCTGCAGAGCGACGATCTGCCCCGTGAAACTGTCCAAGTCCCGGAGTGGGGCGGTGAGGTGCAGGTGCGCACCATGACCGGTACCGACCGCGACGCCTTCGAGGCCAGCTTGATTGGCAAGGAAGGCCGCCTTGAGAACGTCCGTGCCCGCCTGGTCTCGCTCACCCTGTGCGACGAGAGCGGCAGTCGCCTTTTCAGCGATGGTGACATCGCAGCTCTCGGCGGCAAAAGTGCCAAGGCACTGGACCGGGTGTTTGCTGTGTCCCAGCGCTTGAACGGCATTGGCGCCGATCAGGTGGACGCTGCAAAAAACGACTGATCGCCCATCCCTCGCGGCGCTTTGTGTTCCGGCTGGCGCTGGCTTTGGGCCTGCCGGTGCGCGAGATGCTTGCATCGATGGGCTCGGACGAGCTGACCGAGTGGATGGCGTACTACCAGCTCGAGCCCTTTGGGGACTATCGGGCTGATTACAGGTCCGGTGTGGTGGCCTCCACCTTTGCCAACGCCCACCGGGCCAAGGATGCGGGTCCGTTCAAGCCAGAGGACTTCATGCCCTTCCTGGACAAACCCCAGGCTACCCAACCCCAAGATGAAACCCAGCTCAATGTGGCCCGTTTCAAGGCCATGTTCGCGCACAAAGTTCGCGCATAACGTAGGCAAGCAACATGGCTGATATCGGCTCCCTGGTGATTAAACTCGCAGCGGAAACGGCCGATTTCCGGGAGGATTTAGGCAAGAGTGCGCTGCTGTTGGAGCGTCACGCTGAATCCATGCGTGGCTCCCTGGAGAAGGTGGCCGAAGTCGCCAAGACCACCTTTGCCATCGCCATTGGCGTGGAATCGGTGGGGGCGCTCAAAGAGCTGGTCATGCACACGCTCGAAACTGTGGCCGCCCTGCAGGACCTGGCCGAGCAGACCGGAGCGAGCGCCACGGCGCTGTCCGGTTTTGCACCGGTGGCCACCATTTCAGGTGTGGCCATGGAGCAGATCGGGGTGGGTCTGACCAAGCTCTCCAAAGGGCTGGCAGGAGTCGATGATGAAACCAAGGGGGCCTCACAGGCCCTGCAGTTTCTGGGCATCAAGGCCAAGGATGCAGGGGGCAACCTGCGTGATCCGGCTGAGGTCATGAATGACATTGCCCTCAAGCTCTCGAACTTCGAGGACGGGGCGGGCAAGACGGCCATTGCGCTAGAACTCTTCGGCAAGTCCGGTGCAGGCTTGCTGCCCTTCCTCAAGGACCTGGCCGCGAACCAGGATCTGAACATTCGGCTGACCGAAGCAGAAATCGAGTCGGCCGAAAAAGCCTCCAAGGCCATGGGCCGGATGCGGGCCGAGCACAACTTCGTGGCCCAAACCATCGTGACGGCGGCGCTGCCAGCGCTGGAAGAACTTGTGGGTGAGCTCAAGGCCGTGATGCTGGGCACGCACAACACGGCAGAAGCCATGGTCAAGCTGCGTGATGACGGCACGCTCAAGACCTGGGCTCAAGATGCGGCCTATGGCATGGCTGTCGTGATCGATGCGCTGCGTGCCGTGATTCAGATGACCAAAGCGGTCACTGGCAGTTTTGAGGCGGTATGGGCCGACATCGAATTGCTAGGCACGTTCCTCGCTGGTGGCAAAGGGCTAAACCCGTTTTCTGAAGAGAGGCAAACCATGAGGTTTGTGTGTTGTCGCACACAACGCTTTGAGAAAACACCCCAGAAAGTGGTCACCCAGCGGAGCACGGCATCGAATAGAGCCCCTGTCGCTTCTGTGTATCCACCAACTTTCGATATGCGATCAGGGGAAGGTCGGCTCCCGGTTTTCCTTTGTCCCGGGTCTTCACCTTGAACACATCGATGGGTTTCTCGCTTTCAAGTCCAGCCTTAGCCATGATTCGATCTGCTCTCATAGGCTCACCCTTGAACGACCAAAGCGACTGGAACACCGAAGCCTGCGCCTCGGTGAGGTTGATGTGGCCATGCTCTGGTAACAGCACCGAGCGGAAGTCGTCGGTAAAGGGGCCGTAAACCGGTTTAGCGGGCTCACGTTGCGTTTCTGTGGAGCGCTGGCCCTGTGGGGCGATAAAGGAAATGCCGTCGCCGTAAAAGGCGAACCGCTCCTGAACTGGGAGCCACTCGATGTCTGGCGCAAATGGGTGGGCAGTCTGGTCCATCGGCTTGGGTGTGATGACCCGCAGGCTCGCACCCTTGACTCGGAAACCATCCAAGATCTTAGGCGCGCGCACAAGGGTGGAAAGGTTCCGAGCCAGAATGACCGGCCCCTGCCTAGCATCTCCCAGCCGCCAAATGCCTGGGCCAACCTGATCAATGCCGTCGCG